GATATACTAGTACCGTAAAGTGTACCAGTCATTGTATCTCCAGATACATTAACAAATATACCGTTTAAACTTTCTTTAGTAAAATGAATAGATGTATCACCAGTGTGCCCGGTAAATAAATTTAAATCTGTTTTAGTATCTAGAGTATTTTGTAAATTAGTTATTTCGTTATAAGTCGTAGCTGTATATGCTGAGAATATATCATTACTTGTTTTACCAGTTAATTCACGATATATTTGGCCTTCAGTAACCAAACTATTATCATTATTAATTATAGTTGTATTACTAATACCACTTACTGGTTGTGTATTTTGTATCCTTAAGCCATTTTTGGCATTAAATTCGTTTGACATATTCTATCCCTATCCAGATTATGTTTTATGTTATTTTTACTATAAATTTGGTGATGCAACTAAAGTATTAGAAGCAACTCCAAGACAATAAACAGATGGTACACTGCTTATACTTTTAATTATAACTGGAATTAATAACCCAGTTGGTATTACTACCGATGTACCATTTATTGTAACAGTACTACCACTTTCAGAATAAACAGCTGAATAAGTGTAAGCACTTAAATTTACTTCATCAGCACCATGTATTACATCTATTTGACCTACAAACATATTTTTATTTTTTAGTTTTATATTATTTTATTGAGTTTAATGTGTCGTATGAGTCTATTTTCACATCATTTAATTTTTCTAAATAACCGGTTCTTCTTAAAACTTTAAACACAATATTTTCATATGAAAATTCACCAGCTCTATCTAAACCAGATTGTCTCATTTTTTTTATTTTATCCCACAATATTTCATTTTGAGTTAAGACATCTTGATGTTTACCCTTACTATTTAAATCAATAATCTCATCTATTTTACTCATGATATCAGATGCTTTTCTCTTAACCATGTTTTTATCTATTCTTGGTTTTTCTTTCGAAGGTATAACTAACCATTTATCTCTTTCAATAGAATAAACACCTGATGATGTGTGTTTTTCATTCGCATCTTGTGCATAACATTCGATATCATAACCATGTATTTTTATATCGTGTTCATCATTCCATATTTTCTTTTTGTTAGCTAAATATTCTTCAACTAATTCTGAATTATCCGAAATGCTAGCACGATTAAGTAAAACATGTAAATCAATATCTGAAAATTCAGACCAGTTGTAATTAGCTAAACTACCTGTAAATATAACATCAGAATATTCAACCCATGGTATATCTAATGAATCCATAAAATCCTCAGCAATTATAAGTAATTGTTTTTTAACATCAGGATTTAATTTACCATCAGAACCCCATATTTTAGGATTTAAAGATTTCTGAACCTCAAATGATGATAAATCAACATCTTCAGGGTTAACCTTTTCATTTATATCACCTAAATATTGTTCTATTATTTTTTTCATTGAATTAAACTTTTTTAATAAATATCACGAAATCACATAAAAAAAGCCCCGACTTTCATTGGGGCTTATAAAAAATTATTTATATATGTAATTACAAAATTTGGGGTTATCACTTTTAACTCGCCATCTAATGGTAACCATAGGTATGTTTAATTTAACAGATGCTTCACCAGCTGAACTGTATTCAATACCATCAACGATTATAGGTATATTTTGATTACCATCGTATTTACCTATTTTTTCTTCTGAGAGTTTCTTTTTAGTTTCATTAGTATGAGATTTATTGTAAAATGGGTTTTTATTACCGGTTCTATCTCTACAATTAGAACATGTTTTAGCGTTATTTGCCATTACATTACCACATTTACAGTATTTTACACTTGTACCACCACGCCAATTTGGGTTAGTATCGTGTGGCCTAGAAAATTTTAGTTGTATTTCATCAGGTGTTAAACTAGATAACCATTTTTCATTACCTTTACGGATATTCTCAATGATTTTAATTCTATTTGGGTTATTAGAAATATTATCACCACCATTTGATATTAACCCAATATTATAAGCTGGTTTTAAATCTAAATAATTCTGTTCTACACATAATAAATCGGTTACATCACATAATTCAACAATTTCGAATATAAAATTATCACCACCATACTTATCCCACGCTCTTTGTAGTAATATATTTATATGGTTATTTTTATTTAAATCTCTTTTATGTGTTAACCATCTTTTATTGATATCTTTAGAAGAACCGTAATAACATTTATCATTTATTATATTTTTAATTCTATATATTCCTATCATAATATTTCGCTTTATTATAAATATCTAATAAAGCGAAATATTAAATGGTAGGTCTAGAATTTATATATTATCAAATATAATAGGAATTTTTTCTTGAAATTCTTTTAACAATGGTATTGTTACTTCTCTCATTTGAGGGTGGGCAGCCGCTGCTGTTCGTAATTTAAAAAAATGTCTCCATTCACGTAAATTAAATTTTACGTTAATTTCAGTTTTTGTTGAATTTGGTAATACAGAACGTGCCTCTTCGGCTTTCCAACCTTCTTTAATTAATTTATTATACACTTTTTCAGTCCAACTCATATGTTGTAACCAAAGTAAAGCGTTTATATCACCATTCATATCAGTAGATTGGATAGCTTGTTCGTGTGTCCATTCTGATTCACTAATATTACACCAAGGTGGTATAATAAATGTACAATGACCTATTTTACCTTCAGTCGCATAATTAACGTAACGGGTACTTTCTTGTGCGTATGAGCCAATACGGTGTCTTACAATTTCATGACTTACCCCACGGTCAACAATAAATTTAACTGTGATATCAAAAAATTCTAACATAGCTTCATGATTTCTAGTTAATAAAATGTTTAATATTTTTTTAGCCGATTCACCATCTTCGGTGATTCTATCTTCTGATTTGTAACAAGTTCTAGCAACTTGTTCTAGCGTTTTAAAAATTTCGCCACTATTAATAATAGTTAAAATTTCAGTACTTGGTTTAATTAATTTCATATTCTTTATCTTTAGGGTTAGTTATAAATTTTGTAATTGCTATTGAAATAGCGTCAATATCTTCAGTAGTAACAGTTTTATTACCTTCAGATATTGTAAGTATTTTTCTTACTGTATCAATAAAAGCCTTATCAGCTTCTGGTAATACTTTAGTTTCGTATAATTTAATTTCGTTAATCAATGCAGCTGTATCAACATCTTTACCTTTAACAAATGCATATGATTTAATATTAGTGTTTAGAACTGCACCCTGACTATCTGCAAGTTCTAAACGTAGATAATCTCTATTATTTACACCACGATAAATGTATTGTGTACCACGGTTAAATGTGATTGTTAAATCACGAGTTGTTTTATCATAGCTTGAAGCTAAGATATTTGATGATTCGTACAGACAATCAATTGTCTTTTCTTTTTCTACTCTTTTAATTAGCATTTAATTTATATTTAATTATTGTTATTTATGTAATTTATATTTAAAAATTTCACTTAAGTTATATATTTTATTAATAGTTATTGGGTGCTCTACAGTACTATCATCATTAGCTACTGTTATAATAATATAATTACCGGAAAATTGTAATACACCATTATTGTATTCATATATCTCACTACTAATATTATATGAATTTATACGCATTACAATTTCTAATTTTGAAAATTTTTCTTTATCTGTTTGCATATTATTTATTTTTGTGTTATATTTGCATAAATTATTAGTAACAAAAATACTAATATTTATTTCATAAATCAACTTGCATAGTTAAAAAATTTTTAGTATCTTTGTAAAAAAAATAATATATGAGTAATAACGTAAGTTCGGAGGTTAAAAATTTAATCTCGTCAGCAATGAAAGAAGCCAAAAGTTTTAATAATAATAAGTTAGAACCTGAACATATTTTATTGGCAATACTTAATGGTAATAATGAAGGTATTATGTCATTAATGGAGTGTGGTGTTGATATTGAGGCATTACACGATATAGTTAGTGAGGAATTATATAATGATATAAGACCTAGAATTGAAATTGAAGACGATGTTGAAATACCACCAAGTAATGATACTAAAGAAATTTTAGTTAATGCTAGACATCAATGTAGTATACTTAACGATAGTGAATTAACTACAAAACATGTTATTTTAGCTATGTTAACTATAGATTTAAACATAAAAAAAATATTAAATAGTGTAAATATGGAATATAATTCGTACAAAGAAAAAACAACTAACGGGCCAATATTTGGTGGTGATGATTTAAATGATGAACAAGAAGATAGATATAATAAGAAAAAATCTTCTAGTGAATCTGCAACACCAGTTTTAGATAATTTCTGCAGAGATATTACGAAAATGGCTAAAGATGGTGAAACCGACCCAGTTGTTGGTAGGAAAAAAGAAATTAAACGTTTATCACAAATTCTTGCTAGACGCAAAAAAAATAATCCAGTATTAATTGGCGAACCGGGTGTTGGTAAAACAGCTATCGTTGAAGGTTTAGCAGTACTTATTGTTGAAGGTAAGGCACCTAGAATTTTATTAGATAAACAAATCTACTCATTAGATTTAACATCAATCGTTGCCGGAACTAAATACCGTGGTCAATTCGAAGAACGAATGAAAGCTATCTTAGAAGAATTAAGAGCTAACCAAAACGTAATATTATTTATCGATGAATTACATACTATTATCGGTGCTGGTAATGCATCAGGTTCATTGGATGCATCAAATATATTAAAGCCAGCGTTAGCTCGTGGTGAAGTTCAAATTATTGGTGTCACTACTCTAGATGAATATCGAGAAAATATCGAAAAAGATGGTGCCCTTACTCGTAGATTTCAACAAGTATTAGTTGATGAACCGAGTGTTGCTGAAACTAAAGAAATCCTTCATAATATCCGTCAACATTACGAAGAATTCCATAGAGTTAAATACACTGATGAAGCTATTGATGAGTGTGTTAAATTAGCTGACCGTTACATTTCTGATAGAGCAATGCCAGATAAAGCAATTGATGTATTAGATGAAGCCGGTGCATCAGCCAATGTTAATACTGAAGCTCCGGAAAACATCAAAAAAATGGAAGCTAAAATGATTGAAATTAACGAAGATAAATTAAATGTTATCCGTGAACAAAATTATGAAAAAGCTGCCGAATTAAGAGATAAAGAAAAAAAATTAATTATATCTCTTGACGCAGCGAAAAAAACTTGGAGAGAAGAAGCTGATAAAAATAGGCCAATTATTAATGTTGAAATTGTAACTGAAGTTATATCAACAATGACTGGTATCCCATTAAATAAAATATCTTCGAAAGAAACAAAACGTTTAGCCAATATGGATAAGGAAATAAACGAAAAAATTATTGGACAAGAAGATGCTGTAAATAAAATAGCTAAAGCTATTAAACGTAATAGAATTGGTATTAAAGATGCTAAAAAACCAATTGGTTCATTTATATTCTTAGGACCTACAGGTGTTGGTAAAACATATTTAGCTAAATTATTAGCTGACTTTGTATTTGGTGACCCAGATGCTCTTGTTAGAATGGATATGTCAGAATATATGGAACGTCATTCAGTTTCTAGATTAATTGGGCCACCACCGGGATATGTTGGTTATGAAGAAGGTGGGCAACTAACTGAAAGAGTAAGAAGAAAACCATATGCTGTTATTTTATTTGATGAAATTGAAAAAGCTCATGACGATGTTTTCAATCTACTACTTCAATTACTTGATGAAGGTCAATTAACTGATGGTTTAGGTAGAAAAGTAAACTTCAAAAATACCCTTATTATAATGACATCAAATATTGGGGTTAAAGATATTTCAGAATTTGGTAGAGGTTTAGGTTTTAATACTAACACTATTACTGATGGTGAAAGAAACGCTTCAATCATTGAAAAGGCTCTTAAAAAGAAATTTAAACCGGAATTTTTAAATAGACTAGATGATACAGTTATTTTTAATAGTTTATCTAAACCAGACATCGAAAAAATTATAACTCTAGAACTAGCTAAATTAGAAGCTAGAATGGGTGAAATAGGTTATAAAATTAAATTGGATAAAACAGCTATCGATTATTTATGCGAAGTAGGTTATGATGCACAATATGGTGCTAGACCATTATCTAGAGCAATTCAAAAATATGTTGAGGATGAAATTTGTGATGAAATCCTTAATGAACGTATTAAAGAGGGGCAATCAATCAAAATAAGCTTTAATAAAGCCAATAATAAAATGGATTTAAAAGCCCAATAATTATAACATATACTTATTTAAAAAGCTGTAATATTATTACAGCTTTTTTTATGTACCTACGTTATATTTATAATATACAATCATATGATATTATAAAAATAGGTAAAATAATGGCTGATAATAAAGAAGAATTAATTACAGGTGGTAAAGCTGATGGTAAAACACCAGAAGATATAGCTAAAAAACACAAGGTTTCGTTAAATAGTATTAAAGATGAAATTAAAGTTGGTCATACTATTGAAAAAGAACATACTGATAATAAAGCTAAACAATTGGAAATTATATTAGACCACTTATTTGAATTCCCTGACTATTACACTAATAAAAAGGCTGGGTTAATTAAAATGGAAAAAGAGTTAGCTAAAATTGACGGTGTTAAAGAATCAACAAATAAAATAATAAAAAATCTTTTACGAGAAGGGTTAAATAAGGTTAATATATAAAAATATTCATGTCTAAATCAATTAAAACCCTTCTAAGAGAAGAATTAGATATTATACTTACAAATAAAACTTCAGAAGTATTAAATTTCGTTATTAAATATAATAATAGAGCTATTGGTAATGTAGAAATTGACCCAACTAAGCCAAATATTAATAAAGAAACAATACAACTACTCAGTGTAACACTTTTCGAAGAATTTGATGACCTACCAACAATTAAAAAAATTATTACTGGCCTTTGGAGGGCATTTCCAGACGTTTATACGATACTTGTTGCACCAATTGATGGTACGGAGTCATTTTGGCTTAAATTAGGTGCAAATAGACTTAATAATGATTTTTTAATGTTTCAAAGAGGTCATTAACTATTTAATTTTTTCATTATATTAGTGATTAAAACAACATATTCATGTTTACTAGTGTCATTTCCTTGATTAACATAAGAATTTAACCCACCAACACCTTTATTATATACAATTAATGTCAAATTTATATCATTATTGTGTGAATTAAGCGTTTTATGCATAATAAAACCCCATAATATTAAATTATTCGTAACATCTTTAGTCCAATCCCTTATTTTTCCCCTAGATTTATCCGTAAGAGGCTTATATTGGTCATACTTGAAGACAAAATCATATTTTTTACCACCTAATTCCGTGAATATATTCATATTTGTTTCACCAGCGACATTTCTAAGGTAATGAAAAGCTGTTGTGTGGGTTATTTGAGCTATTCCAACGGCATTACTACTATTTTCTAATAGTTTACCGTTAGCTTTATATTGTTTTGCACCAGATTCTAAGCATATTTGTGATATGCAAATATCTAGTATTTGTTTGGTACTATCTAATTTGAAATATTCAACTACTTGAATGAATTTTTTAACTGTTAGTGTATCAATATCTTTATTATACTGACTAAATTTATTATAAACATATGTAAATTTCGCCCTTTTTATTGAATCTTGTCTTAAATGCTCCATTCTTAGCCTATTTAAAAAGTTTTTATCTGTATTATCCTTATAAGTTATACATAATATTAATATAAAGGATAAAATAACGGATATTCTAATAATATATGTTTTTTTTTGTTTATTCATAATTCTGATTTTAGTTAATATACTACAAAGATACGGTATAAAAATTAAAAATACAAGAGTTTTTTAATTTTTATACCAATACATAGCCGACAGATGCTAATTCTGCAGTTAAATTTATGTTTTTTGGTGTGGTTTTATTAAAATGTGGAGTTGTGTTAATTACTTGATGTATATACATAATAATAACAACCCATAATATATATTATGGGTTGTTAAATATCTTATGGTACCATATGAACTATTTACCTAATTGTTTTTTAACAATTTGAGCAACCGTTTCTTCTAAAGTTTTTTCACTTTTGATTGTTTGTTCACTTAACCATTCTTTTTTCTTTGCAGAAACTGTTTCAGCTACGATTTTATCAATTAAATTAACTAAATCGTTTTCTTTGATTTTAACTACTTTTGCGTTAGGTTTTGTACTCATCTTTCTTTTATATTAAATAATATTATACACGTTATCATTATATAAATACTCTAAAAAAAGAAAAAGTATAGTTTAATAGTCAAAAACAATTATTTTTTTAACAAAGTTTGTCAGCACAATAACTTGCACTAAATGCATCTGGTTTAACTTTAAATTCATAACCCATACCTTGAATATACCCAACAGCTGAATTAAGAGCTTTATTTGATTCGTGTATTGGGTCTGTGTTAATATCCGCATGTACTTCTAATTTAACTTCATATAAATCTAATAATGGGCAAATCTCCATAGCAACCTCCATTGATTTATTTACTTCATTTAACATTCTTTCATTAACTGCGATTTTACCTTTAATGTATTCAGTTCTATAAATCATAATACCACCATTACCTTCAGTAACTAATACAATTACTGTAGCATATTTATACCCTCTACCATGTCTTTGAGAGTCAGTACCTACACATACCCTAACTTTTTTATTTTCGCTAAGTCTCTTTTCGATTAATTCTTCTAAGTATTCTACTATAGGTTGATTAATCTTTCCTTCATGAATTCTTTTCCATTCCATGTCATGTATTTTTAATTATTATTATTATTATTATAAAAAGCCCCCAAATAATTTTATTTGGAGGCTCACTTTTTCTTATTTAATTACCAACTATTATTGTCGTTGGTAGTAATTTTTTAAGCTTTAAGTAATTCTCCTTACCGCAATCAGTTTCATTAATCGAAATACGATATAACGAACCACCATTTGTTTTATCTAGATATTTAATTTCATCTGGGATAATCGTAATTGGATTACCTATAAGATTTATAAATTCTAATTTTTTAAGATTACCAATTTCTTTTGGTAACTCTTTTATTTTATTCCCTGTAATAGATAATAATTCCAGATTTATTAAAGACCCTATTGAAGGGTGTAATGTAACTAAATTAACATCCAATAACAATAACTCATCAATATTTTTAAACCTACTAATATCTGGTAATTTAGGTATTTGGAATTTAGTATCCCCACTTCTATTATTACCACCATCAAATTTAATTACTGGTTGTCTTTCATCAATCATATCAAATAATGCCTCTGTAAAACCAAAACTAACTAAATAGTCTATATAAATATTCTTACTTTTATCTTTAGACATCATAACTAATCTAGTTAATTCTTCTTTAAAATATTCACTTATACCTTCACTCGTAGATAAAACCGGTTCATAAATATTAACATTAGAAGAATTCTGCCTACTTTTAATTTGTCTACTTTCAAAATGAATTTGATAACATTCATTAGTTTTACCTTCAAATAAATCATTATTCACAATAACATAAATATTTGATTTGTCTCCATTAGGTAATTTATTATTACTAGTATAACTATTAAACATACTATTACCCGGTGATGCCGTACACCAATTCGCAAAATTATGCATTACACAATTAGCTTCAGTTGTTAACGGAATAAAAACAGTCCATTTCCTATCTCTAAAAGCAATTTTAGCTTGACCACTATCCTGAAATCTAATCATAGCACGTTCTAATGTTGATGGTTCACGTTCAATAAACGGGTCTACAGCATTAAATAATTGAGATAATGATGTGTATTGATTTATATTTGTTGGGTCAGTTTTAGGTATACCATAACTACCTTCACATAAATCTTTAAACTTCTTTTTTCTCTTATTACTATTGAATAGTTCTAAATACTTATTAGCTAATTTTAAATCTTCTTCAACGAATCGTCTAGCTTTTTCATTAGAAATATTTTCATCTTTAATCATATTTCTAAAAACTGTTAACATCCATTGTAAAAATTCTTTGTTATCAGTTGGGTCAGCAGCAACCATATCAGCAAAAACAGAATCAGATACATACACAGAAATTTTAAATCTACCCTTTTCGTGGTTAGCTAAAAATTTCTTTTTAATTCCTAATACATCATCTGTTAATTTAGATTTAATAAATTCAACTTCAACATCATCAGTAGCTGCGTCAATGAAACTATCTAACTCACTATCTTCAAAGACATTAAATTCTTTAGCTAAGAAAATTAATCGATTACTTATATCGTTACCCGAATTATTATTTTTTTCATTATTTCCCATTACAATTCTTTTTTGCAAAATTATCAATAAATAATGAATAATTCAAGTTTATCTACAAAATTCTTTTAACCAATCTATATCAGAATATTCTTTAATTTTATAAATTAGCATACTAGTCGTTAAATTATAAGACATTTCATCTTTCATAATACTTAATAATACTTGATTAATATTTTCACCATCGGTAACTCGGTATTTAATTTCTTCAAAGATTTCATCATTACCCTGTTGAATTATTTCATTAATTATCATGTCATAAGTTTCCCATCTTTTGGTCCACGATTCACTATCATTAATTTGTTTTCTGATTAAATCTCGGTAGGCTTTATCCAAATAATTATATTTACCAACGCCTAATCTAATTTTGTAGTTGAAAGTTTCCATAATATAATAAATTATAGTTGTTTTATTATACTATAAATATCATTTAACCTAACAATATACTTAATTCTTTTAACACTTTTTCACATGATGTTGGTTCTGTTGGTGAATAATCAACACAATTAGTTTTGTTATTACTTAACCTCGTTATACCACTCTGAAATTCATGCCATTGTGGAGATATATCACTAATCATCATAACATGTGTTCCAACGGCCCATGATAACCACCCTAACCCTGAACTAACACCAATAAATAGTTTAGCTCTAGATAATTGAGTGATTCGTTCATCCAAACTAAAATTACCAGTTAAATTAACCACATTTTTAAGCTCTGTGGGCTCTTTAGATATAACACGAACCTCATATCCCATTTCATTAATATAATCGACTACATGTTGCCAACCACCGTCATATTGCCACATTTTATTTGATGCACTAGCAAATTCTGAAATACAAATATATTCTTTATTGCAATTTGCGATTTGCGATTTGCGAATCACAACTCTAGGTACTATTTCTTTATCTGGTAAACCTAATATGCTTGAAGCCACTCGTTGTAAAGATATGTCTTTATAATTTGATGGGCAATATTTAATATTACCATCGTTACTAGCACCAACATAATATTGTGCATATACATTACTTATTATAGTATTTGGTTTAACAAATAATAATTCCGGGTATACATTTTCGAATAATTCATTGAAAAATGTTGAACATATTACCGTGCAATTATGTTTTTTTCTGAACTCATCAAAATAAGGTACCCAAGCTATATTATCACCTAAAGCAAATGAATCTGTTTTTATAAATACGACTTTCCCATCAGGGTTAAAATATTCAGTGTGGATTTTAGTAGCGGAACCATCCCAAACTTCTACTCTCCAATTTGTATACCATTGTCGTTCACCAATAATAGTTTCACCATTACAACACCCTTTGGTACACACTATGGTATCGGTATCGTTATCGATTAATTTAATATAATATTTTTCAGCATTACCACAATGTAATGTAACACTTGGTGTATTACCAATCTTAGGTAATGTACACACATATTTTACCGTTATTTTCATATAAATAAAATATATAAAAAATGTAAAATGTAAATATTAATCGAAATTTCTTATCTTGTCAGCTAATCGTTCCAACTCTGGTGATACAAAACCAACTTTATGAATAATATCCATACAGACATCGTTTGGGTTTTCTTTATCCGTTATACGATATAAAAGTTCTTTAACCCTTAAATTATCTTTTATATTGTTTTTAAGTTCAAGAATTAATTGATTATAGGTAGCCCATTCCCATCGATTGCTTTCGATTTGAAGATTTTCAATAACCTTCATCTCATATTCTTTTTCTAATTTAGTTTGGAATTCACCATAATGTTCTCTCAGTACTTGTTTAATCTTTGTTTTCATTACAGTAGAAGATAAACACTATTTGGTAGATAATATGTTTTGACTCAATAGATAATTACTATCTAGTTTTCCGTCATACCAATCTCTAATTATTTGAGATAGAAATTCTTGGTCTAATTTGAATTTATCTATTAAATGTTTTAATAAATTTTTAGGTGTTATTAACTCTTCATCAATTTTATTTTGAATCATAGGTTCATTATTGTAAACACCCTTTTCTTTATACGTACCAAAACTCGGTGTATAATATTTTGTCAAATAATCACCAACCTGTTTAATAAGAGATTTATGTATAGCATCCTCTTTAATTACGTTAGCTATCATAGCTAATTGTTCTTCAGTTATTATTAATTTATTTTTAGACATCATATTCATTTTACTATAAATATTCTATTAAAAATAAAAAAACCCCACTAAATCTTAGTGAGGTTTCAAATAACGTAAAAATAAAACATTATTTATTCAAATCATCGATTGTTGTTTGAATAAAATCTTCTTGGTGATTCCCCATGAACTTATTTACGACCTCACCATTTTTTAAAAATATAACTGTTGGTATACTTCTTATACCATGTAATGCAGCACACTCCGGTGAGTTGTCCACATCTATTTTTGCGAAAATAACATCCGGGTTCTTACCTTCAACTCGTTCTAATGTAGGGCTTAACGCTTTACATGGACCACACCAATCAGCGTAAAAATCAACAACTATTAATTTGTTTGAATTTGAAACTACTTCTTTGTAGTTATCATCATTTAAAATTACCATATTCTTTTTAATTTAATTTATATTATAGTTATAATTATTCGAAAAATAAAATTATATTATAGAATCATACATAGTTTTTAATGGAAAAACTAATGGTTTATATTCCAACCATAATTTTTCAGCAAAAAACGTAAGGACTATATCAAGTATCTCATTCTTTGTAATACCAAAAATATAATTTACCTCATCAACAATAGCGAATATTATTTTTTTTATGTATTGTGGTAAATGCTTATTATAATAGTTATTTAATAAGAAACTATTAATATGATTACAAAAAGAATCAAATGATGAAAAATGACTTTTTTCATCATAATAAACAATTGCACTGTGACAAATGTGGAATTCTATTCTTACTTTTAAGGAATTATTCATATTTTACTTAATAAATATATGGATATGAATAATGGCCATAATATAATAATTAATGGTGCTTGAATAGCTGAATAAAAATTACATTTATTAACCATGATTATAAGAGATAACATACCAATTATAATATACCCTATAGATGCTAATATGATACTAACTACGTCCATGATTTATATTTTAAAATTTTTACCAAATATACTAATAATTTTTTAATTTAACAAATGTTTTTTTAAATATTTATTATTATGAATACAATTGAAGAAAGATTAGTTAATAAATACCTATATAGGTTTTATCCGGTAATGAAAGTTAAAACTGGTAAACATTTTAGACGTGGTATTGAAATCACGGATAATATAAATGGTATTAGAGTTTCAACTAATATACTACTTAATACGGTTAGTAACCGTAAAAAAATTAATGAATATATTATTAAAGATTTAATTAAAGTATTCGGGTTTAATAGAATAAATGTATTAAAAATAGTTGAAGAATATATTTTTTTCCGTTAGTTATTCATCTTTAACTTTCCTGAAAAATAATTTATTATTCCATTCAATATTATACCCATCTTTAGAACCTATCTGGTCTTGTATAAAAACAACTATTATTTTCTTTTCGTAATCATAAGTGTATGCATGTATTGGTCTAGCTGAACCACCTAACATAGAAATACCTGAAGCTGGATGTTCAATTATAGTCATATTTGATGCTGTCATATTACAATACATTGGACTGTCAATATTATTATTCAATATAAAATCACCATTACGTTTGAATTCCCATGTGGTAGTATCCTTTATAAGAAATTCAATTGGAAATGTAGCTTTAGTGAATCCAGTTAATTGACTTCTAGTTTTACCAAGACCAAAATGTTGATATTTAATTTGCTCATGAGTTTCCATATTATCTGTATATAAAGTACCATCAACTAATACCCATGTACCATACAAATTTAACTCATTATCTTTCTTACATGAAGAAAAAATTAGTAATGTAGCTACTAATAAATAAAATATCTTTTTCATAATATAAATTTTTAAATTAATAATATACAAATATAAGGTAACTTTTTGTAATTACCAAATATATTTGTATAAATTTTAAAAATTTTTAATATGTTTGTTTAATTTTTGGTTTATCTCGATTTATTAATTCAAGTATAATGCGTTCAAACAATACTTTAGTTTCTAATGGCATTACTGTTACAGCACTTAAAGAACGTAATTCAAATAAATTTATCGTAGGTGAATCGTTCCAAGTTTTGTTTTTCTTATTTGGTTTATCATCAACGTTTTCAATTATTATAGAACCTTTAGGTTCCTCAGTAATAACTTCTTTAACAATATCCAATACTGGTTTTTCTGGTGCAAGTAATTGATTATATAAATCTTCTATACTTATACTAATAATACCTGACTTCATACCTTTTAATTTCATAGAAATCTTTTGGTCTGCTGTTAATGTTACTTGAATTTCACGATTATCGTATTTAATAGTACTTTCTCTTGTGATATCTTTATCTAATATTGTAGCCATTATAAAAGTTTTAAATGTCCGGTTATTTCATTTATTTTGTCGGGATTATCGGGACCAATAGCAACACAAGTTTTAGTTGGTATACCACCAAACTCAGTTAATCCAGCATCAATTATCAATTTACATGGTAATCCAGCATCTTTAGCCTTATAATATAAAAGCTCTAACTCCTGTTCATTATTACATTGTAAACAAACTTTTGTGAATAAACCATTTAACCATTTATCTAAATTGCTGTTAACATCAAATTCTAGTTGAATACCTTTCACTTCATATTGTGTCCAACCTCTAAGGTCGTGAGCATAAGTTTCTTGTCTTGATGTTCGCTTCATCATATCTAATATAACACCCATTGATGCATGACAAGCCTGAGCAATTAATTTACCACTTCTAACTTTTTCACCTTTTTGATTCTTTAAATCATTACGAATTACTATACACTGTTTTGGCTCATTTTCTATATACATATTTCCCATTTTCTTTTAAAATTTTCATTATTAAATAATCACTTAAATTAAATTTTTCACACATTTTTTTTGTTATATGCTTATCATTGTTTTCGTATTCTAATAAAATAATTGGTATTAAATTATCATCTATTTTTATAAAATTATGATTCTTATCACCTAATTTTGATTTAGACATTTCTTCTCGACCAATTTCACTTATATCACATCTTTTACCATTACTATCTAATCTATTTTTGTATGATTTAGACATCTTATTCTTAGTTAATATATCACCAGATTTATTATTAACACTTAATTTATTTTTTATTTCATTAGCTTTATCAATACCATATTTATCAATATATGTTTTCTTTTTATCATTTATTAATTTAGTTGCACGTTCATCACCATATAAATCTTTATATGTTTTACCTTTACTATATTTACCTATTTTTTCTTTAGTTTCATCACTTAATTTTTTACCTAATTTATTAAGCCTAGAGGCACTACCTATTTTTTTCTTTGATTCATCACTGTGTTTCCACCCAGAAACCCCACGACCACCAATAGTTGAATTATAACCATCACCTAAAAATGTATTATATAGGTCTATATAATACATTTCTCTTTCATTTAATAAAATAATTTCGTGAACAACTTCAATTACATCCCAATTAAAATTAATAAACCCATATTTCTTTAATGCTCGATGAAAATAATACTTACTACCATTTAACGATGAATATTCGTGTTGTCTTTTACGGTCAAATAAATCACCTATTGTTTGTCCTACGTATTTTAAACCATTTATCTTATTGGTTACTAAATATATTATCATAATGACTTTTTATAATAAATATATACGATAACCAAAAAAGTTAATTTAATTTAACGAATAATGATTACTTGTTTTGGTTCTTTATTCTGGATTTCCATTTAAACATAAATTAAAATTACTATATCTATCGTCTTCAGTAACTTCTTTACCAAACCATGGTTCCGGTATATATAAGTCACAATTAATTTCATTTTCGAATTCTACTTCTACAGTAAATAAACCCTCAAGATTATTTTTATATACATCTAATGCAATTTCTTTAACTCCATATTGTACTATACTAATATCACCATCAGTTAAAATATAACGATGTTTATGCAATGATTCCTTTTCACATAAAGTCCACATATAACTAAATTGATGTTTAAAAAGTTCAATTTCATACTCGTCACGTATTTTTCTACCGGAACCTTTAATTGTTTGGTAATACTTATCACCCATTACTTGGCGATTAGGATTAGCGTATAATACTTGACGCAAACGATAGATATAATCACAATCTAAATTACGTAAGTATCCTTGTGTTATATCTAAATAACTACGATTAGTTAAGTTCGGTATATCTTTAACATCAACCAAAAACTTTCTTTCTATTTCCTGATACATAAATTTATTATTTTTGCAAATATATATAACTTTTTAATACAAAACAAATTTTTTATATTAAATTACTTGAATTAGTTAAAAATAATAAGTAATTTTGCAATATATAAACTAATTAACTATTAAATGAATAAAAAATATCGTTATTTTAAACATATTACACAAGATTTATTGACTACACAAAGTATTTTCACTGAAAAACTTATAAAAGAAAGTAATCATAAGTCTAATGAAGCATTTTTTGAAGTACAAGTTGAAATATGTGGTGTAATGCAAAGTAGAGTTACTAAATATAGTATAGATGAGTGGATAGAAATAACTAATAAAGAATTTATTAAATTAATAACTAATAACAATGGAAAAGTATTACAGATGTAATAAATGTGGGCAATTTGTTGCTAAAGAAAGTTCAAAACCAAGTATTTGTACCAGTTCTGCTTTAATGCCAGCTCGTAGAATATGTGGTGGTGCGTTTTCAATAGAAATTAGTGAAAAAGAAATCATTGAACAACTTAAAAATTGGGGTTATTCAAGTGAACAAATTGATGAATTTTTAGTTGGGGAATAATGAAAGTTATTATAGCCGGTTGTAGAACATTTAATAACTACACTTTACTTAATAAAAAATGTGATAGTATCTTAGCTAACCAATCTGATATAGAAATTGTTAGTGGTACAGCGTTAGGTGCCGATAAATTCGGTGAAAAATATGCTGCATCTAAAGGGTATAAAATAACACAATTTCCAGCTGATTGGAATAAATATAATAAAAGTGCTGGGTATATTAGAAATGAAGAAATGGCTAAATATGCCGATGCTTTAATCGCTTTTTGGAATGGTAAAAGTGCTGGTACTAAACATATGATTGATTTAGCTAAAAAATATAATTTAAAAATTAGAATAATAAAATATTAATATGAAAGAAAATTTAGAATTAAGAATGTATGGTCTAGTACCATATAATATATCACCAATCCAACAAGGTATACAATTTGGTCATGCAGTTGTTGAATATGGTCAAGTATATGGTAATACACCAGAATATAAACAATGGTCTGCTACCGATAAAACATTTATCATTCTTAATGGTGGTACAACTAATTTAAATTTAGAAAATTTAGGTTCACTAAATAAACATCTACTAGATATAACCACGAATAGTGATATTAGCGTATCACCATTCCACGAACCAGATTTGGGTGACCAATTAACAGCATTTGTGTTTTTAGTTGACGAGAGAGTCTTTAATCGTGATGAATTCCCAGATTTTAATATTTGGCTTGAGGATATCATAGAACCTGAAATTATTAAAACTAAAAAAAGACGAGTTAAATCAAAAGGTATAGAATTTAAAATTGAGGAAGTTTTTAAATTTGAATATAAAGAATGGTTACAATTAATCGGTGGTCAAAGAAATGCTTTTTTAAAAGAATTCTTAAAACCATTAAGAAAAGCTTAAATTTAAAATATTTATATCTTAACCCTTGAATTATAATAATATAATTAGTATATTTGACTAATAATAAATAAACAAATAAAGAAAACTATGAGTAAAGCAGAAGAGTACCTAACATTAATGATGAGATATGATAAAATAGACCATCAAATATCACAATTAAAAGCTACAAATGGTGGAATTAACATCAGTGAAGAGATTTTAAATACAATTAATACATTAAAAGTTAAACAACAAGAAATTGTTAATGAAGCCGCAAGACTTCAGGAAGGATGTTAATATGAAAATGGAAACTATAACGAAAGTAGTTATTTCTGAGGCAGATATCGTTTCTGCTTTAGAATCAACTTTACGTAAAAATAATTTAAAACCTAAAAAACCAATACATATCGTTATATCATCTAAATGTTGTGGGTTTGGTATGGGTGAACATTATGAATATTATATTGGTGATACAATAATTGAATGCGTTAAAATTGACAATGAGTAATGAAAAAGTTATATTGTATTGAATGTAAGAAACTTACCATACATATTCCGAAAATGGATGCGTTAAAGGATGGTAAAATGGTTTGTGAAGAATGTTCACATATGAATTCTTATTGTACATTATTTAAATCAGGTGAACCTAATTTCATTAAAACCTCAAGAGAGGTTAAGTTTGTAGAATGGAATGAAAATAAAAGTTATAAAAATGATTACAACAACCCAGCGTTAAATTTATCTTTAGTTATGAGCCCATTTAACGATTTTTATACTTGGATGACAACAATTATTGATGAAATAATTGAAGAACGAGAAGGGTACGTTAAATTTAAAACAACCAATAGTGAATATGAATTATATTACACTGAAATATATAAACCAAATGGAGAACAATAAATATAAATTTTTCTGGAAAGGACAATTCAGTAATTGGTACCTATCAGACTTTACAGTTAATAATATAATTTTTAATTGTGGTGAACAATATATGATGTATGCTAAAGCAATATTCTTTAATGATATAGATACATCTAGACAAATATTACGAACTAATATACCAGCAGAGCAAAAAGCATTGGGTCGAAAAGTTAAAAACTATGATGATTCTGCTTGGAATGAAGTTAGATACGATTTAGTTAAAAAAGGTCTTATTGAAAAATTCAAACAAAATGAAGCTCTAAGTAAATACCTAAACCAATATAAAAATTATGAGTTGGTTGAAGCATCACCATATGATAGAATATGGGGTATTGGTTATTCAGAATCCGATGCTATGGATAATATAGATAATTGGGGTACAAATTTATTAGGTAAAATTCTAACTGAAATCGCAAACAATAAATAAAAATATGGACAATTATTACATAATAATAGCTTTCTGCTGTGGGTATTTAGCATATCCATTCATTAGTGCTTGTAGAGCAATCTATAGAAATGCGTTTAAATCTACTAAAAACGATGAAACAGTTGTAACTAAAGAACCAACTAACATTGTTGATGACTTAACAATACATAACACAGAACCAAATTTAAGAAATACTAACCCTAAAGTTAAGTATAAATAATTAAATGGATAAAGTTTGGTTAGATATAAATAATCGTGATGTTAAATTCCGGGTTTTTGATAGACCCGGACAAAAAATGTATTACCCAAGTGATAATATCGAGTTAATATTCACCATTAGAGATGGTAAGCACCAATTCGATGTGGTGGAACATCAATATATACCAAATGTTAATGATAATAAGGGTATTAAATTCTCAATGACAGATAATCTTAATGGCCATTTAATGCAAAACACCGGATATAAAGATTCTAACGATATAGAAATATATGAAAATGATATTCTGGTTAAACAAATGCTTGGTAAAGATATTTATTATGAGGTAGTATTTAAAGAAGGCTCTTGGAAAGTTAGAACTAAAACTGGTGATAATAATTATAGTTGGAATCACCTAGCAACAATAAGAATTGCCTCAAAAATAATAGGCAATATATATCAAAACCCGAATATAATATGAGTGAATTCGTAGAAAATACATCACTAGACAAATACATTGAATGGCTTAAAATTAGAATCCAAGTTGATGAAACCCCAGAGGTTTATATAAGATTCGTTATGGAAGAATACGCTAAAGATTTCCATGAACAACAAATTAAAGAAAAAAATAGTCAGTAATTTTTATTCTTTATCTTAATATTTATAATAAAACTAATTTTATTATGAGAAAACTCGATAAATTAAATCATATACGAAAAGTTAATCTTTTAACTGAAGATAGACAAAATAATGAACGTGTAGTTACCGAACTACTAGGTTTAAGTAAACAAGAACGAATGGCTAAAAAACAATCATTAGAATTAAAACAATCATTAGAAGAAGCATATTCTGAAATAGATAACTTTCTTTTTAAATCAGTAATAGCTCCAATGCCTAACAGTAAATCTTATCAAGATATGATTAATATTATTGATGGTTTATTAAAACAAGCTGCTACTATATTACCAACCGTTGCGAAATTAGTTCCTGATTTATTCGATGGTAATAAAACTAAAGTAGGTACGATTCACCAATATACACCTGAAGGTAATTTAGAACCCGGTATTATGCCGTCAACTTGGCTATTTGCTCTAAAAGATGAAGGTAGTTCAAGCGATAAGATTATTATGGATAATAACGATGATAGTATTGTAAAATTTAAACAATTAATAGAGAAAAAAATTAATCAATCAAAAATCTCTTAGTTGTAATAGTTTCTTTAGTTATTATTGATATTGAATATAAACCACTTGAAAGTGTGTTTACCATGTTAACACTTTGTACACCACTTAAGTATTTACTAACAATTATTTTTCCACACATATCAGTTATTATAATACGATAATCAATATCGTTATTATTAACTGATATTTTAATAAATTCTTTTGTTATAATTATATTACTATTACATATATCAGATTCAACCGCAATTATATTAGATTCACTAGTTAACCCATCATAATCGGTTTGTTTTAATTTATAATATTGTAATTGTTTAATATTATTGTCATCAATATAACTATAATTCAATGTAATAGTTGAATTACCAGCACCGGGTGTATTATATATCATATTAAAATTAATACCATCATTCGATTTATATAATGAAAAATATTCGTTATTTGTTTCAGTCGCTGTAACCCAATTAATTAATATACTAGTATCATATTCAATACCACTGAATTCAATTAATTCTATTGGTAATGGATTTGATGGGCAAGTAATCGTTTGGTTTGTTATACCCGGACCACAGATATCTATCGTGATATTATTACAAAATAATGACTCTACTGTAGCTGTATTACAATCAGAATTTGGATTATACGGATTAGAATTAGTTACTACAATACCATTACCACCAGAATTTGGTAAATCAAAAAATAAATTTGTGGAACCACATGATACAATGCCCTGTAATGTCCATAAACCAGTTGGAATATTACTACCAACAAATTTAATATCATACGTTAATTCAATATTATAATTATAACCATATTGGCATGACATCGAAGATGTTACAACTCGTGTTGGTAGTACACTAATGATAACGTCATAACCATTAGTCGAAACTACATTACATTGTCCACGTGAACTTAAATTTATTAATAATAGTAATATAACTATAAATATTTTTTTTATCATATCTTATTTATTTTTAAATATCTCACCCATCTTAAATCTTCTCTCAGCATCAGTACCACTTTTCGTGTTTGATGTATCAATATTATGTTTACTACCAAAACCATCAGGGACTTCTTCACCACCTTTACCAACCTCAATGTGTGGTCTGTTTCGTACATTATCAGCCCATTCAACACTACCTTGATAATCTTTAATCGGTATTAAAATACCATCATCATCATGCTTATACCATTCAAAATTATTATCACCTCTTCTAAGTTTATCACTCGGAATTACATTAATCAATAAACTATCTTGACCATCATATAAATGATAATTAGTATCAAATTTTTCGTCTAATTCATAATCTAAATCTTTTAATATCTTTTGTAACATCTCAACACTAGGATATTTCCAAAAACTTATTATTCTACTATTTAACCAAACACGACCAGCGTACTCAAATTCATCCCTAGAATGACCCATTTGCCCATGACTACGACCAAGATTACCAATTAATAAACGATTATTTATATAACCAAACGCAACAGCTTCAGTATCATTATATTTTAAATACCTTTCACCATTATTCACAATAACATTATCAGGACTTTCAGTTATTCCTTCATTAGTTGATTTTAATCTTTTTAAACTCTTTATACTTTTCGTGTTAAATACAATATAATCGCTGTACCCATCACCATCACTTAATACTACACCATCATAACCTAAATCTTTTAATTGACCAATACCATATTTTTCATATTCATCCCAACCAGCCGGATTTAATAATGTTAAATTACCAGTTAAAATAATTTTATTACCTCTACCACCATGTTCATTACCTTTTATCTTTTCAATATTGTCAGTAAACCATAATATACCCTGATAACTATATTTTAAACTGATTTTATTAAACTCAACATTAGTACCATGGTAAACTTTTAAATTGTTAATCGCATTACTATTAGTTTCTAACGCTTCACCCATTTGAAACCTTCTCTTAACTTCTAAATCACTATTCTTTTTGGACCCAAAATTACCAGTAATTTTATTGTTTTTTAATGTTGGACTTTTTAAATGGTCTTCTCGGTCAAAAACATCTTTACTACCATTATATTTAGTTATGGGTATTATAATTTTTTCACTTTTCATGTTATATAAATCAACACCAATTTCGATAAACCAACTATTATCTATACGAATATTAAAATATCTATCAAATTCATCAATTATTTTTTTAAACTTATCCATGGGTGGATAAAACCAGAAACTAATTATTTTTGAATTTATCCATAATCTACCATCATACATACGTTTACTATTATTTTTTTTATGGGTATATCCTTCTAAACTACCATGACCTTCACCCGGTGAACTTACTTGTAATTCTTCTTCTGTATTATTATCACTATATAATATAAAAGAAATTGCATCATTATCATCCGATGTTAATTTTTTATTATTAAAATAAACCACATCGGGACTTTCATTTAATAATGATAATAAACTTAATCTATTCGCCATAAAAATATTCTTTTTTTATAAATATTTCATTTATTACTTGAAATCATACTTTAAGTTTAATATCTTTGTATTCTAATATATATTAAATAATTATGAGAAACGAAATTCTAATTAATAAAATGATTAACCAACTTAAAAAAGATGGTATTAGTCATATAACAGAAACAACACCAGCGTGTGCTAATATTATATTCAGTAATAATAATGGTGATAAATATATTTTTGCAATTTCTATATTAGAAAGATGGTCCGGCACACAATGTTGCCTATATTTCGAAGAAGGTGAAGGTAAAAATAAATCACTACGTATCGAACCTCTTACTGACGAACTATATTACGATAGAATGAAACAAATGGTTAAACATATACTTAAATAAAATGGCTAAATATCATAAAAATCATTATATCCAATTATCAGACGCTATTAACGATGCAGCTAATTGGACACAATTTGCAACTCCAGAAGAATTAGATACCATAATTTATTCTGAATTAAAACCAATATGTATTCAACGTTGTTTAGAAAAACATGAAGATGTTGTTAACGACCTTAAAATACAAATTGATAAACTTTCAGATGATATACGAGATGATGAAACATATTATCAGTATGAAAAATGTAAACTAACTAGACAAATTTCAAGTCTAGAAAATATTATAGTAACTACTACATTCCCATCTAAAACTCTAATAGATATCGAAAAAATAGAATTCATTAAAGAAAACTGGGATAAACTTACTTATGATAATCTTAAAGCTACTTTAACTAAACAACCAGATAATATAATAATAGAAAATTTATATGATGAAATCGATTCACTATCTGATGAAGTTGAAATCCTTAATATGGAAGTTGAATTCCTTAAAGACAAATTAAATAGATAAAATATGAAACCAATATTAATAGACGATTTAATTAATGATGCATCAAATCAAAGTGGTTCAAGTGTAACTATTGATGGTGTAACATATAATGGTTACCAAATTGCTAAACCATTTAATTATGAACCACAATTCGTTTCAATGTCAGACCGTAGAGATATGGCTAGAGCTATTTTATATGGAACCGCAATCGCTGTTCGATATTTCATAGACTTATCTGAAGAAGAACAAATAGAATATGTTAAAAGTAAAATAATTAAAATATAATATACAATGGCTAAAATAGAAATGGATTTATCCGAGTACGAAGCAATAATGAAAAATAAACAATTGCTAGAAGATACTCTTAAAAATGAAAGAAGTTTACAAGAAGAAATAAAAAAACTTACTAACGAAAAAACAAAAGCTCTCGAAGATGCTAAAATGAAAGTCGTTAAAGTTACTAAAACAGAACATACTGAACACCTTCTCGTTAAAAGAACTAACGAAGATTATGTATTACAACAATTACTACACGCTTTAGGTGTAGACTATAGATATGTGCGACAATCAGCAAATTTAATTAGTGTAGAAAGATTACAAGATATTTTCTTCGATAAAGTTGACTCTATTTCATTCCCAAAAACTGAAACAACAACACACGGATTAGACGATATTAAATTGGAAATTAGAACCGAATTAAAACAAGCTATTGATTCAGATATTAAATATAAATTAACTCTAGCTGAAGATACTTTAGAAAAAAATAATAAGCTTATTTCAGAAAATAAAAAACTTTCAAAAGAAAATGAAAACCTTATTAATACCAATAAAGCTATCGTAGAAAATCTAGAACAAAATATTAAAAGTCTTACCAATTATACTATTAACGCAGAAAAATTTTTAACCATTAAAGATATTCTTAAAAATGGTTACGGATTTAACGGTAAAGCTAAACTACTAGATAGTATCATTGCAGTTGTCATTAAACAATAATAATGGAAAATTATAAATTACCAGTCGATTATAATACCCTTAAACCATGGGAAAAGAAAACGGTTCGTGAACAATATATCATAGAACAAAATAACCTATGCTATTATTGTAATAAACCTCTTAATCTCCCACCACCATCTTCTATTACAAATAAACCAATTAACTGGAAACTATTCCCACCTAATTTCCTACAATATCCTATACACCTACAACATTCCCATAAAACCGGAATGACCGAAGGTGCCGTTCATGCATATTGTAATGCCGTTATGTGGCAATATGAAGGTAAATAAATAAAAATATAAATTATGAGATGGGAAATTAAACCTCAGAAACAAAAAAAAGAAATAACAATTCTACCTAAACCACAACTAGGTGATACTAAAGAAAAAATTAAATTCGCTTATACTATTAAACGTATCGGTAATACTAAAATATTATGGGAAAAATATATCGAAGTATACATATATAAAAAATGTACAAAATATCACTCAGAATATTTAGGACCCGGTTCTCCAAGACCTATCGGCTCTGGTAAAGTATATGAGGTAAACTTATGGAAATTAAAAGAATTAAAACTATTAGATGAAAAACCTACTATAATTAATGCCGGATATCAACCAACCGATAAATTAAATAATACTAATCCACCTACTAGATATTAAAATTATGAATAAAAGAATAATAGAAATCGATACACAAATCGAAAACCTAATCAAAGAAAAACAAGAAATTCTTCTAAAAGAATCTACTGACCTACCATTACTTAAACAAATAGAAAATCTGGAAAATATGGGCTTCGGTCAAACAGATTGGTTAGAAAATATCTTCGAAGAAAAATACGGCCCATTATTTAAAAAACAACTACAAGAAAAATATGGTAACGATGTTCGTACTATGTTCGATGATGCAATAATTCAAAATGCTTGTGAAAATAGATATTCTACAATTACACTTAGTTCTATAGCTAATGGTATCGCTTATAAAGAAAATCTAGATAACGAAATCATTATCATACGTTGTAGACATAATGAAAATGATGTGTATAAAATTACTATCAAACAAGCCCTCAAAGATATCCTAGATTTCGGCCTTAAAAATAAAGTCGATTCAATACACATAGACTGGTAAAATATATACCAAAAATTTTCCGGAATTTTTTTTCACGATAAGCAATACCTAAAAAATAAAGTCAAAATTTTCCCGGAAAAAATTTACAAAGACATTCATATGCCCCATACAAAGGTGGACGGAGGGGGTATATAAGAGGGGATACGGGGGGAGGGGTACATGTAGGGGGGTGTATGTGACACTATCTTTTTTAATCTATATCATTTACTTACTTTATATGTGAGTGTCTTAAAACGTCTTATATAAAGTCATGTAAAATAAATAACATATGCAAGTAAAAGTGTATTTATTTTTCAACAATAAATAAAAAAATTAAAGCTACTTAAAAAAGTAGCTTTAATTTTTTTTTGTTAGTTTATAGAATACCATTGACCATTTAATTTAATATGTTTAATTCGTTCTAGGTATGTATTAATGATATAAAAATCATCTTCAACGGCTACCGAACCACGTCCCATGGTTGTTTTTTCTTGTGGTGTGTAGTAAGCATTTGCCCAAAGGTTTTGTGCTTCTGCTTCTGTTGCTGTAATTTCAACGCCATTGTGAAAAAAAGCAAGTATTTTTGATACATTACTATTTAATACTTTCCCATCAATCATCATTGCACCATTTTTAAGGCTTGCAATAATTGTACTACATATACGAGTTTTGCCAAAATCTTCTAAAGGACGACCAACAAAATCAGAATTTTCAGTAAGGTTTTTTACTTTGTTAGTGTAGTTATGGTTAAGGTATACGTGAGAAACCTCAACAAGTTTTTGTACTTGTTTTTTACCTTGTATCATTTTGCTTCTGCTATCATCTACTAAATAAACAAGGTGACAAACGGTTGATTTTGTTGTGTTTGTTAAAAGGTTTACAAGGGTTGCAACATCAATGATTTGAGATTTTGTTGCTATTCCTAAAGCTGTTGGTAATGTCATTTGATTTTTCATAGTAGTAAGTATTAATATTGTTAGTTTTAATTTGACTTTGTAAAGATAATAAAAATAAATCACATTACCAAATATAATGTGATTTATTTTCAATTTTATTCAATAATATTTGCTATATTAAAATAAAACTCTTTTAATGTTATTGATTCGGGTTTAAATTTATTACACCAAGATAATAAAGTAAATTCAGATTTTGAACCATAAGGGAATGCAATTTGTTTTGCATTAATTCTTATGTTTATATTTACGTTTGCCATAGTAGTAAGTATTAAATTGTGTAATTAATTAAATTTGTTATGCAAATATAGGGGTTATTTTTGACATACGCAAATATTTTAACAATTATTTTCGATTTATTTTAAATTATTTTTATGTATGTAGTGTTTATAGGTGTTTCAGGGTATAGGTAAAATTATTTTTATTATTATGTAATTTTTTTATGTTTTTATTTGGTGGTTACAATTTTTTAGCTTATCTTTGTAGTGTGTTAATGATAAAGGCACGGGTCGGCAAAATGCTGAGAGAGTAGATTCCACCCTACCTTTATTTTTTTATATAGGGTTAAAAAATTTTGCAAAGGTACAAAATAAAATTGACAATACCAAATATTTTTGAATAAAGTTATTAACAATATATCATTTTTATTTGACTTAAAATAAAGCGATTTAAGACATTCAATTTATAGAATAGTATAATGTAACCATATAAAACAAAAAACCCCTTACAAGCTAATGTAAGGGGCTTAATTTGAGTTTTATTTGTTACGCCATTGCTAAAACTTTGGTTGCAAAAGCTAGGCTTTGTTGGTTTGTTTTGTAGTTAGTACCTAACATACTAGATTCTAGTCTACCATTTACACGAATAGGAGCTTGTTTTTCGTGAGTAGTCCAACGAGTTGTACCACTATGTAAACCCCATAAGTTCATACCTTTGTCGTTTGTTTCTGTTTCAATGTTTCTGTAAAGGGTTTCCATTGCTTTTACTTGTTTACCACTTGCATTGCTTAATTCAAGGGTGCTTGCTGTTCTGTCAAGTCCAACTAATTCTTTTACTAATTGGTTAACCAAATTTTGAGTAATTGGTGTACTTTGGAATTTGTTGTATAATTGAATTAATTGCATTGATTCGCTTAATGCTAATTCGATTAATCTAGGTAATTCTTTTACTCTTTGAGTAATTGATGCAGTGTGCATAAATTTACTTTGTCCGGCTTTATAGAATTTGTAAAATTGATTTTGGCAAGACATTGTTAAGTCCCCAATACCAACGCTTAAGCCGGTTGAACCATCGTTGCTATCAATGATAGTGATATATTTTTTAATACTATCTTTACCCACTTTTGCAAGTCCTTCAATTTCTAATTGAATAAAAACTTTGCGACCATCATTTATTGAACCAGCTTTTTTTACTGAAAGTTCGCCAAATCCTTGCATACCACGTAATACAAGTTCAACAACCTCATCGTTTTGAGTAACTGTGTACGATTCTTTTACTGAGTTTATAACATTACCGCTTTTGCTATTGAATAAACCGTAATAGTCAGTTTTAACTACGTTTGATTCGTCTAGTTGTAAATACAAAGGACGTTTTAATATTTGAAAATCTAAGTCATTAGCAACTAGAATTTCATTCACTTGATTTTTTAAAGTTTCGTTTGAGTTCATTGTTAAAATTTCCATAGTAGTAAGTATTAAATTGTTTATATTATATTATCTAATTATTGTACTGCAAAGATAGGGTAAAAAACAATACAAACCAAATATTATACAATGTATAAGTTAAGCCATCAATAGGGCAAATAACACGTTTTTTAATATTGTCGTTTATATCGGTGCAATAAAATTTGTCAAATGATTTGTAATGTGTTGCACCCTCACCAAATTTAATTTCGTATGCTGTTGGTTTTCTGTGATACTCTATACTATCATTTGATTTTGGTATATTATTTGAGTTATTTTGTGGGTAAACAACTGTATTAAGAATTTGATTTTGTAATTCAATTGATAACTCACTAAAATCAATTTTAACACCCAAATGAGAACCTTTTGCACATGAAGACCACGTGAATACACCAAGACCATTTTCAGAGGCACAAATACACTCATAATCGAATTTAGAGTATATTCCACGTGTACGTGTGTTATTAAATACTATTGTATATCTGTCTAATGATTCGCCTTTATTATCATATATGGTAACAAAGTTTTTAGGTAAGGTAATTTTTTGCATAGTAGTAAGTTTTAATATTAATTTGACTCTACAAAGATAAAACATTATTTTGACAATTCCAAACGTTTTTTATTTAAAATTGATTTTTGTTCAATAGTTAATTCACGTCTTTGTAAATAAGGGTAAAAACAACCACTAACATAATTTTCTTTATATTCAAAATTATTATCGTGATTTTTTAATACTGAATCAATATATTTAAAACGTTCAGTTTGTTCGTTTTTACAAAAAGATATAACACCATTACGTTGTAATACTTTTAAGGTTGGTAAGTGAGTAATAGTAAACCATTGATTTGTATTCATAGCAGTAAGTTTTAATATTAATTTGACTTTGTAAAGATAATACAATAAATTGACAATTCCAAATATTAAGAGAAATAAATTTTAAATTCTTTTGGATTTGCAATTGCAATGTCTATACATTCTAAACAATGTTCTCTATTACTTTGAGTTGATTGTAATTGATTAATAATATCATTTGGTGTTGTTACCGTAGTATCATTATTGAAAAATCTAAACCAAATACTTTTATCTTTAGAGTATTTGTATTTAGATTGTATAGTTGAATTAATTAATTCTAAGTATCTTATTAATTCAATTATAGTAATTCTATTATATCTAAATAGTTTAAACATAGTAATTACACCGTTTACGTATTCAATATGATTTTTCATAGTAGTAAGTTTTAAATGTTATTATTAATTTGACATTACAAAGATATGGTAATAAAAATTAAAAACCTAATAAAAAAGTGATTATTTTATTAGGATATTAAAAAAGTTTGTTGTATCTTTGCCTTTATGTATAAAAATGAGTATCCCCGACCTTACTACACATCGGGAATACTCTGTCCTTGAACTGACTAATACAAACTTAATATTTTTAGAAATTTACATTTACTGTTGGTCTCCAACCACATTGTACATATAGTTGTGATTTGTCACCCATGCGTACTAATTCCATTTGAATAAATTGTTTTGCCAAATGTGGGAAATCTTGTATCGTACCACGTACTTTATATGTAATATCGTATGCACTTTTAAATTTGAATATAAAAAGTCCTTCGGTATCGGTTTTTGATTTGGTGAAAGATATTTTTTGTTCTTTCAATAAATCTTTTAATTCACCTTTGAATGATAGAGTTTTTGTACCACAATTCCACCAATGTAAAGTACAATATGTTTCTAATTGATTTTTCATAACTTTAATGTTTTAATGAATAACTTAACTTGACAATACAAAGATACAACAAATATTTTACAATTCCAAATATATAATACACTTTTGTGTTTATTTATTTTAAAGTTTATATACACTTTTGTGTTTAATAGTATATACAATCGGTCTTATCTACATCCGATATTCATCCAAGTAATCCTTGAGCTTTTATATTATAGGATATATACTATTTAATACACTTTTGTGTTTGTGGTGATTATAGGAGTCGAACCTACATCTATACTATTTGAGTGACCTAACCCCTAGTCGATATTGTTACCAATAATTGGAATCGAACCAATGCTTCTCTGCTCGTATCGTCCTACCCTTAAACGAAATCACCTTATTTTATTTATAATAAATCGTATAATAAAATGCGGATATAACAACCCATAAGATTATTACGGTAAGCATAACTTTAACAAATAGCAATGTATAATATACTTCGTTATCTGTATCAGTATCGACATTAATAAAATTTTTTGGTTTTGGTTGACGTAAAAGTTCCATATGAATAAATTTTATTTTATTGACAACTAAAAGCTATTTCAACACCTTGTACTTTATATGACCATTCAGTAAAATCAGTTGGGTGTAATTCTCTAGCTAATTCTTTTAAATCTTCGGATAACTCAAAATATGTATACATAACGGTAATTGTTTTAATTTGACTCTGTAAAGATACAACATTTATTTATCATTACCAAATAATTCTACATAATAATCTATAATTTCTAATAATTCTTCTAATGGTATATCACTAAATGAATATCGATACCCATTATTAGATATTAATTCATGTTGAGTTATTTCGGTAACCATGTTACTTGTTTCTAACCAAAACGATAAAATATCAGTTGGTATAACAAAACACATTTTACCTATATGTTTTGATTGAACACCATGTTCAGCAATTAATTCTCTAAGTTTATCAATTGCTTTTGTTTTTAGTTCTTCTAATTCTAATGTAAACATAATATTAATTATTTTTGTTGGCTCTATCAGTTATAAACTCTTCTAATTTATTATAAAAATCGTTAGGGTATAATTTGGCAATTCTTTCAACTTCGTGAATTTCCATATCATAATCTAATGCCGTTTGTATTATAAATCCTTCTGACATATTAATTTCTATTAATGAATTGAATATATGAACCTACATAGTATTTTCTAGTAACAGTTTTACCCATACCTTTTTTTAATTTAAAGATATTTTCGGTAGTCATTTGAGTATGACGCTGAGAGTATTCGTGACCTGTTTTTGCTTTATACAATTCTCTAGCTTCTTTTAGAGTTTTTGCATATAATTTAGTTGCTGCCATAGTAATAAAAATTATGATTGTTTGGATTCCAAATTATTTTTAAATGTTTTTGTGGCTACATCAAAAATTTGTTCATCAGTTAATTTACATAAATCACCATAAACATTAGCCGTTGCATATCGTGAATGTATTCCACCAAACATAGATATAAAATGTTCAACACCTTTTAACGCATCTCTCATTTCAGATGGTTTAGTTAATCCAATTGCAACACCCTCTAAATACGACATTAAAAATCGTTTAGTATATGGTTCAATAAATTCAGATTGAATTTCGGGTAAATCTTCTAAGTAGCTTACTTGTGTTCCCATAGTAATATATTTTAATTAATTTGACTCTGTAAAGATAATACAATAAAATGACATATCCAAATGTTTTTACAATTATTTTCAAAAAAAAATCCTATATAATACTATATAGGATTTAATTCTGTCGTCAAACATAACTTAAACTACTACCAATAATTTTTATTTTCCTTATTTCGGGAATATGTTTTTTTGGATGTATGAATTCTATGAGTTGATTTAAACCCAGTTGAGAATTCCATCTCAGCTTCTCTACTACCTTTACGATTTGCCGTTATATAATCGGCTTCACTTATTCTTAATGAATTTGCCATAACTTTAAATTGTTGCGTTTTCAAAAATTATTTCATCATTATCTTCAACTTGAATTGTAGCACAACCACCATTTTCTTCTACTGTCATACTTTCAGCAGTATCAATATCATGTGAACCACTTTTTTCTAAGTAATCACATAATTCATTTGAATCAGTAATTTCACCACTTTTTATTTTATCTAGTACATCAGCTTTGTTCTCTTCAGATACCTCAACTCTGAACCAAACAGTTTCTTTAAAATCTACAAACATAATTTTAATTTTTTAAAATGAGTAACTTAATTTGACTCTACAAAGATAATACATTTATTTGTAACTACCAAATATTTTAATATCTTTTTTTTCTTTTTTTATCGAATTGTGCATACCACGGTTTTTCATTATGTTTGTTTGTATATGGTATCTCATAACATAATTCGTCTCTACTAGTTAGTATATATGGTTCGGGACATGCAAAACTATGACCATGACCAACAACACCAATTTGTTCAACTTCTGATATGGTATCATATAGTTTCCAATCTTGTGGTAATTTTGCTTGTATTACACTCCAAAATTCATCAAAATATCCACCGTGAGTATATCCGTCCTCAGTTTCAAATAACCCATCTTTATTTATGAATACATATTCATCGGGTGAATAATATACATTGGCTACCTTGTAACCACCATGTAACATTTTATCGTATGCTTCGCCTTGTGTCATGATACTTACCCTATTATTTTTTCAACATCAAGTAATAAACCTACTCTATTACGTGTGATTTCTCTCAAAGTTGATAATCTTAAATTATCCACATCAGCATTACCAAACATATCGGTACGTAATTCATTCTCGTCATGAATTTGTAATATAACACCGATTTCAATTACACCTTTATCATTGGTACATGGTTCTTTGGTAACATTATCTAATAGAGTAACGATTTCACCTAATTGAAATATGTTATCACATTCATTTGATGTATAATCGAATTTTGCGTATTTTTTATAATCTAAAACTTTCATTGTAGTAAAGTATTATTGTTAATTTGACTATACAAAGATAAAAAAAATAATCCACAATACCAAATATATTGTGGATTATTTTTAATTTATTTTATATAATATGATATAGATAATATATAACCATATGTACTGATTTGAGTGAAATCATATTCAAATTCACTTGTATAATTTCTATTACCTAATACGTGTTGGCTATCAGTACCTTTGGCAAACAATTTAGTTACGGCTTGTACCATATCTTCTTTTGTCATTGGTGCTTTTTCATGCTTTGCTATGATTCTATTAGCTTTTTCTTTTGCCTCAGCTGAGGAAAAATCTGAATCCATTTTGATTAATTCTGTTAACCATTTATCGTGATGTAATTCATCAACTGTGATAACGTTTAAATGTAAACCCATAGTAGTAATTTTTAAAATGAATAACTTAATTTGACTTTGTAAAGATACAACATTATTTTGACAATTCCAAATTATTTTATTAATAATTTTATTTTTTCTGTGTCAACTTCATTTAATTTAACTTTATCAATAAAGCTTCTACCATGAGTAATAATACAACCACAGTTATCACATTTTTTACCACCACCAACAAACGACCATATAAACATTGGTTGTTTATTATCACAAAAACCACACACTACAATACCTTGACTTTTGCCAATACTTGAGGTTGTTTTACACCAGCCTTTTGATGGTGCAGTAAAACTAGCTTGTGTTTCGCTTATTACAACATCTGAACTGAATTTGCTTATATCAACTTTTGATTTTTTCATAATAGTAATTGTTTTAATTTGACTTAGCAAAGATACAACAAATAATTGTAACTACCAAATATTATATAGATTATTTTAAGAATTGAGTACTTTAATGTAATCACCACTATCAAAATCAATATCTAATGTTTGAGCAAAAATAAATTTACATGCTTGTGTACAAGTAAATACTTGGTATTCAGTATAACCGTCCTTATCATTACCCAATTTTTTAGTAGTTTTATTAAATTCGGGGCTTATTGAAATATTATGTAATATCCCTATACATAACATATCTTTAAGTATAGTAAGGGTTCTTGCACCATCTTTGGTTCTAAATTCTAATTTCATATTTTAATCAATTAATGTAAAAACTGAACAACCTTTTTTATTACCATCTAAATCCATAGTATATAATATAGTACTATATTTTAATTTAAGGTAAGAGTATTCCGTACCTAATATGGTTAACGTTATAATTTGTCTACCATTTAACACGTGTGATATGTTTGTACATTCAGAACGTTTAACCTCAACAACATTATGTTGTCTTGCGTCTACTTGGTTTATATAATCACTAAATGTCATAGTTCGGTGTATCATCAACAATTTCACATAAAATAAATAAACCCTTTGCTATTTCACGATTGAAATAATGATTATCTTTACTAGAAAAACTTGCATTACGTTGACCGTTTGAAATTGTTTCACCATATAATCTGTATCGAATTTGGTGTGTAACAGTTTCACCTTTTCCATTCACATAGGTTTTTAGTTCACCTGTTTCTCCATCAACTTTTTCAAGTTCAGATACAACACAATTAAATTTTAAACATAATTCATAATCACGAATTTGGCGTTTACGTCCATCGTTTAATGAATCTTTTGTTACATTACCTTTTTCATTTGTAAAATGTTTTTTGATAAAATCTAAATTAGCCCACATAACTGACTTTGGTTTATTTGGTTCAGTTTCATATGCTAGGTAATATTTTTCACCTCGTTCAGTAAAACAATATCGTTCAACTGAATCTATGTTTGATAAAGGTATTTTAACTGTTTTCATAATAGTAATGTATTAATTTGACTTTGTAAAGATACGTATAATATTTGATACTACCAAATAAAATATGAATTATTTTACCATGTACCAATACCATCCATAGTAGTAAACACTATTCTATCATCAAAAACCCATAACATAACGGTGTGATTATCATCTATAGTATGAGTATTAGGTATAGAAAATTTATCTTCATTTTCTTTAGTTATGTGATAACAGTAACCCTCACTTTTAAGTTTACTCATATTATGAGTTAAGTTAATTCTATCACCATCCCAACCATAAACGGGTAACCCAAACATATCTTCTAAGTGTTTTATTATCTTAGGGAAACAATCTTTTAAATACCATTCACTAGATATTTCCACACATGGGAAATATATATATTTCTCAATTGATTCAATATTTTCTTTAATTTCACACCCTTTGTTCATTATTTCAAATGTTTTATTTAGGCGTTCAATTACTTTTGGTTCGTCTTTAAATAGTTCACGATAATCAGTTTCAAATAGTTCAGCGTATGTTGATGCACATTTAATATCGTCATTGCTTGTAAATAAATCACAAGTATTCACGCCATCAGTATTAGCTAGGTGATTTCTACGTTCAACTGGGTTACCATCTTTAATATTGAATCTATGTGCATGTGTTTTCCATAGTTCTTTAGTTTTTTTTTCGAAATTAGTATCACGTAAAATATCTGAAATAAGTTGAGTTTTAGAAACTCTATTGATTCTACGTAACCAATTAGATTTGAATCCCGAATTATGAGTCCAACGAGTAATTAATGTTTTACCTTTATAGTCTTGAATATTCATAGTAGTAAGTTTTAATTATTTGACTATACAAAGATACAAAAGAAAAACCACAATTCCAAATAAAATTGTGGTTTTTTTAATTATTTATCTATTATTTTATATTATATATTATACACCACTAGGGTGGACTTTTATTACTATTCATAACTTTAAGTATTTACGTGTTATTTTTTACAATATTCATTTAGATAGAAATCAACACTTACCCATGTAATACCGTCATTCATATCGTGACGAGCAACCATTCTTTCAAGTGCTATTGGAAATTTAGTTTCATCATATTCATCACCAAATTCTTTTTTCAAATATTCTGCACGACCTTCAAAATCAGCAATTGAATATGTAATTACACCACGACCAGAATTTTCAATAATTTCTCTCGCTTGTTCAACTTCAATTCTACCTACTTCAATACCAATTTGAATATTATGGTGAATACATTCGTTAAGGTCTTCAATGCTTTCAATTAAACCCTCAACATCATTATCACGTAATTGGTAAATTTCTAATGTTTTACCATTCCAAATTTCGAATGCTTGTTGGAGAGTAATTACTTTCCAAATAAAACCGTCTTTTGTGATTTTCATAATCGTAAGTTTTTTAAGTTTGTATTATTAATTTGACTCTACAAAGATAATACATTTATTCGAGACTACCAAAT